GGCGCATATGCGCCTCTCCGAGTTACGGCTCCCAATCATTGGCCTTCCGTAGGGAATCCAGGCAGATAACCTGGAACCCATAAGACCTAATAGATGGTGATCTTCATGGCTCTAAAGTACAGGACCAGAATGCGTGGTCGTACTGTGATTTCTGGTTACAGAATCGTAAACAGTAATCCCAACGATCGCGCAGTCTACTCGTACCGTGAGTTTGAAGAGGTGATGAATGATTACACTGGAAAGAAGAAGGTTGAGCCCTATGGGCTTCTTCCTCCTTCCGACATGGATCATTCTCGCGTTTGGAAAACGCCACCGACAATGTCATACCGAGGATCGACTTGGTCTTTCTTCGGTATTCCGTTGTTCATGGCTAATCCAGGAACGACCGGTTATGCCCACAGAGGGACGTCTCAGCGATCCCTTGAGAATGCCGACTTGGCACTCAAGTTTCTCGCTGATACTCATCCCTTTAGGTCGGAATTTTCCGTACCTACAGCAATTGCTGAACTGTTGGACATGGGTCAGCTGTTTAAGATGGCTGCGAAATCGTATGCTGGCCTTTTGGGTGGCGGTTACCTTAACTATCGTTTTGGTATCGTTCAATTCCATAAGGACATTCAGACGCTTTCGACCATTACGACCTCTATTGAGAGTCGTATCAAGGAGTTTGACTCCATGAACTTATTCGGCGGTCTGCGCCGAGCTCCTAAGAAGCCTCTGTATTCTACTTCGGGCAGTGCCCAAAGTATATCCACGCTTCATTCAGAGTTCGGTACGTTTGTTGACGCCACTAAGTCCACTAATTGGACTTACAGAATCACCGGATCCGTCCGGTGGCGCTGGAAGGGCGGCATCTACGTATCTCTTTCCAAGCTAGAAGCCTTTAATGAAGCCGTCAAGGCCGTTTTGGACCTTGGCGAGCTTGATGCGTCCACTATTTGGAATTCTATTCCATGGACGTGGCTTGTCGACTACTTCGCTGACATAGGCTCTTATCTTCAAGCCCATGAAAACGATGGTATAGTCGAGCCCTTTGATCTTTGTATCATGAGGGCATATCGAGGAAAGGAAGCATATGTTCCACGCCCGACTGGTTACGTTGGAATGACTCTCAGCGCAGGTTCTACCTGGACTGAGATTAACTCCAGAGACGTAATCACTTCGGTGCCGTTACTACCACCTATTAGGCTTGGTCTCTTATCCAAGAGCCAAGCTTTGGTTATCACCTCTCTAATTGCTAAGTTCTATAAGCATTAGATGTGACTTCCAAGGTTCTTCACCTCTGTGTGTGTGTCAAGGAGACATTATGACTATCTCATCGCCGATCACTATCACCGTCAATGCGGTGGCAAAAGTTTTGCCCCGTATCAACCAGGATAACTACGGCTCCGTCTATCGCCTCAAGGAGGCGACAGCCGAATATCAGCTCGTGATCAAGCATTCCTATGAAGGGAAGCTCGGTCCGAAGCAGATTGAGCGCCACAATGTGGACTTTACTGAGACAACGTGGGACGTTGATGGTAATCCTATCATCAAGCAGTCCTACACTGTCATCCGTAACCCACGTAATGTGGATCCGGTTGGCAGCGTCAACGTGACCAAGGCCCTTGCGGTCTGGGTCAATACCGTTGCAGCTGACCTCGGTGCCTGGCAGAATTAACCGCTCGATCTATCCATTTTGTAGACAGCTTTGCTGTTCTGCAAGCTAGCTCCTAAGCTAGTTATGGATCTTTCGCTTAGTTAACTCTTTCCAGCATCCTCAAGTGTAACACAGATTATGCGGAGGGTGGTGAAGGCAGTGAGAAGCTCTAGGAGTTTGATTGTGAAAACCAAACCGAAGAGCCTAGCACTGTCTCTTATTCGCGGGTACATCACTGCCGTATTGAAAGATGTGGCATGGATGTACGGGCGACCCAGTGATTGGGAACGCGATCACTCGCGTCTCTCTCACGAACTGGGCATCAAAGGTGTTCGTTTGATCACCATTGACTTCCCAGCCCTCGCTAAACACTTTGATCAGTGTTTAGATCGCGGATTCTTCACTACTTGTTCACTTCCTCTCTCGAGGCGGTGTTCCAAGCGGATCCAGGTCCCTGCATTTCTGCGGGGTCTGTATCTAAGAATCTTCGATAATGAGGGAAAGCTTAGGGTAGCACCCTGTCCTGATGCCATTCTAGGCATTAGAACCATCTTGATGGGGGCGAAGAAACTTCGCCTCCCATACAAGAAAGGGAGCCTTCATGAAGAACTCGATGAGTTCCAACGTTGTGAGCAAGCTATCAGGAATCCGGACCTTAATTGGTCTGGCGATAGTCTCTTTGATACTCCTCGGTCAGATGATCGGGGAGATCAAGGACGACCGTTGCAAGGCCGCCTTGGAAAGCGGCCTTTGCACCTGGCTCGGCGTCTGCATCTTGCTGACGCCTCGCCAGGATCCTCCTGCCAACTTGATCTGGCCCTTGGACTCGACCCCTTAGTTGGGATCGATCCTGGGCTAGTTGGAACGATTCAGCGTGTTGCTGATATCGTTTCCTCTAGTTTTGGTGACTTTCATGTTGAAAGATCAACAGAACTACCTAAGCATGGTCCCGGCGTTGTCTCGGATGTCCAGAATGGGAAGTCGAAATTCGACTTTCCAGATTGGACTCCAAAGACTGATGCTATCTTCCCATATGACTACTACGGTTCTCCAAGCATTGGAGAGCCCTATAGTCATAATAGGACGGTCTACCGATACACCTCGAGAGAGGTCTCCTGTAGACTCATTGCTGTACCAAAAACAGCTAAAGGTCCACGGCTCATAGCCGCGGAACCTTCAGCTCATCAATGGTTACAGCAGCTGATCTTGAATCAGCTCGCCGGTAGATTGGGTGACACCCCTATTTCCCGTTCTGTTCGTTTCGATGATCAGAATAGGAACAGGGAATTCGCCCTTAAAGGTTCTATCGATGGCTCTTTTGCCACAATAGACCTGTCGTCGGCCAGTGACAGACTGTCATGCTGGTCTGTTGAGCGTTTCTTCAGGGCAAACATTACCCTTTTGGAACGCTTGCATGCGAGCAGGACACGAAGCGCCCGCTGGTACGAACGTGAGGATTACCCTTCATTTGGGGTAATACTCAAGAAGTTCGCTCCCATGGGGTCGGCTTGCACTTTTCCGGTGCAGTCGATCATCTATTGTTGTGTGGCCATCGGGGTTCGGCTTTTTCTGTCGAACTCCAACGTGACTACACGATCAATAGAGGAAGCATCGAGTCGGTGTTCAGTCTTCGGTGACGATATCATTGTCCCGAAGGATGACTGCCCACATGTCATCAAGGCCCTTGAGTATTTAGGGCTAAAGGTGAATACCGCTAAGACCTTCTATACTGGTAAGTTTAGAGAGTCTTGTGGTATAGACGCTTGGGGAGGTTACGATGTAACTCCCCCTTACGTTCTCACCCTTCTTGATGGCCTCCGCAACGTCGACGGCGTTTCAAGTGCAGAAGTTAGTAATAACTTCTTCACAAAAGGATACTGGAGTACTACTAAGTATCTCCAGTCCCTTATCGGGCCAATCTGTAAGATTATCCCGATTACTCGCCGCGGCGATCTGGGGAGTACATTCTTCTCATACTCTGGAATGAAGTTGGACCATCTTTCTAAGAGGTACAACCCCTCACTCCAAAGAGAAGAGGTTCGCTGTCTTACTACTAAAAGTAGCAAAGACAGAGGACCGTCCTCACCAGGCTCGAGGTTATTCCAGTGGTTTATAGAAAAACCACAGCCAGACACCCATTGGGTTTCTGGTGTAGCTTCGAGAAAGGACTCGATAACGAGTCCTGGGTGGCACCCTGTCGATAAATTCTCTGGTCAGGCTAAATACCTTCCCAGAGCGACTAGGGTACGTTGAGAGATAGCTCTGCTCTTCTGAGTTGAGTGTCCCATTCCAGTTTAACGGAAAGGTAGTCACTCAACGAAGCAGAAGCAGAGCATCTCTGTGAGCGCCGCGAG